CCCCGGCTGAAGCGTCTCTGGACGGAGATGGTAGTCCCAACTTGCACCAACATTATGCAGTTGGTGACCTCCACTCCCCGATGGAGCTTAAAGATCCATTGCCCAAAGGACAAGTGCGAACCGGAATCGACATCGACTATTATGCAGATGACATCAACGGTATCCTTGACATACCAATTCCTACGGTCTTCTACACATTTGCTCCAATTTTTGTCGCGGGTAAGGACGGTGATTCGACTTACACTATTCAGAATAATTCGGTACGCTACGACGTCAGCGGCGGGTCCTCTTGGACCCATCGCGTTTGGAATTGGTGCAGTCCTGGGGAATTCATCGAAGTTGACGCTAGAAGAAGCAGTGTTTTGGACTATGCTCTTGACTTTTGTGGCGTGCGTCGTGTGCTGTATTATAAGGTTCACCATGCGCGCCCTTGGTCGGGTTGTCCAAACCGTGCTGTCGTATGGCTCGTTCCCCAGTACTCCCACTACCGGTTCAGATGGATCCCCAATGAAATCAATGCACGAAGACTAGAGAGGGTTGAGTATGCTAGCAAAGTAAGGAAGGGGTGGAACATCAACTGCTATATCGATGACGACTCAACCAAGATGGTTAGCATCGGTAGGGAGGGTGATGACGTTAGTCTGTCGATGAAGAAGGCCGACCATGACATCTTGCTTGGCCTTGGTTCCTCAATGTCAGTGACATCTAGAATGTTGGGTATGGGCTATGAGGATCAGAGGGAACTAGCTCTGTTTGGTCAGTATTACACCGGGAAGACCTCAGAGCGGGATGAGATTGCGTTGGTGGGAGACCACAAGCCCCACCAGTCCACTGGCCGGCTGCCATGCTTGCCGACGTGCCAGAGACGAGTTACAGAGCATATTCGAGCCCATTAATTACGGATGTCAACACTGTGCCTATGGCTAAACGCTGGGAGGCGACATCAGTTTCAATTGATGAGAGAATCACTCTTGTGGCTAACGACCGGACCCCCGGAGCGCGGGTTCAGGGTTATGCCGCTGAGTTCGTTGACCTCATATTGGCTGGTGCACGCGACGGCGAGCCATATAGCTTGGAAGACACCGCTGTCATGCTCGACAAGCCATCACAGACCTTAAGGGTCAAGCAGATATGGGAGACAGTTGACTGTCCAGTTCGTCAACTCATTGAGTGCTTCATAAAGAATGAACCTGGCAACAAGCCCGCCAGGATAATATCATCATTCCCAGATATGAGGTACCTTTTGAAGTTTTCATCATACTCCCTGAAATTTTGCGACGAGGTACTGCACGCTGAACACAACTCGCATTGGTTTTGCCCTGGGAAGACCCCCATTGCCATTGCTCAATTGGTTCAAGATTTTGCCACTGTTACCGGTAAGCCCGTAGGGATTGACTTCAGCAACCTGGATGGTTCGGTTTCAGCTTGGATTCAAAGACACATTTCGAATGCTGTCTTGTTGAAATACTTCAACGGAAGTCCCGAGCTGGCCGCTTATCTCCGGATGCTGATTTCTTGTCCCGCTAGGTCCAAACTGTTTGGATTTAGCTACCTGGCTGGTTGTGGCGTGCGAAGTGGCTCCCCTATCACTTGTGATGGGAACACCGAGATAGCCGGCTTCGTGCAGTACAGTGC